CAGCAAATGAGTTGCCCAGGCTCTCTGACAGAGCAATCAACTGATTAACGGGATCCATCAACGTATTGATCTGACCCTGAATCGCTTCGATTGCATCATCTAACCGATCACGATCAGTTTTTGCAGCATCACGAGCAGCATCTTTAGCTTCTTTGGCCTTCCCTTCCAACTCCAGTCTGCGTTCCAAAAGCTGGTTGATCTTTTCCTGAATTTTTCTCTCAAACTCTTGAGTCTCTGCTTTTGCTTTCAGAGCCTCAAGATTCAGAATATGGAAGTCAAGCTCATCGCTCTGTTTTTCTTTCAGCCTGTCAATTTCTTTGACTTGCTTGTTGATCTCAACCGTCTGTTGAGCAACCGCTGGAACAACACCAGCACGAATTAGCTCGCCATACTCACGCTCGAAAGCTGCTTTGTCCTTAATTGCATCGAGTTGATCTTGAAGAGGTCTTGCAATGTCCTTGGTTCGAGCAAGACTTGCTTCTGCAAGCTGAAGCGACTCTCGCTCAAACTTGAGGTTTGCCGCTTGAATTTCGCCAAACTCTCTGGCTCTGATTAGATTCTGATCTTCTTGATCGCCATATTTCTCCAGCTCTGCTGTAGCGACCTCTTTTGCCTTCGTTGTCGCAAGTTCACGAGTTAAAATAATCCGCGCTGCTTGTGACTGCCTGCCTTGCAGCTGACTTAACTCCTGCTCTGCCGCTATTCGACCGCGAACAATCTCAAGTCGTTTCTTAAGGTTGATCGTTGGATCGGTAACCGTACCTGTATCGGTGTCCAACAGCGCAAGAAGTTCTGCGCGTGGATCAGTAATCGTCCTTGCTTCCTGCTCGCTAACAGGGGTTCTTACTTCTGTCGCAAAACTGCGAGTTGGCAATCTGTTAGCTCGACGTTGGAAAGTTTCTGATCTGGCGTTAATTTCTTTACGAGTGAGCTGCACACTCTTTTCTTGGAATTTATTTAAAGCAACAGCAACAGCTTTTCTGCGCTCGTTAATACCAAGGTCTTTCGTGTCTAAAAACAGCTGCTTAGCCTTTTCGTCCGTAAAGTCTTCAGCAATACCAAGAATTGCAGCAGAAAAAGTAGCTTCATCTTTAATTCCAGCAATTAGATCAAACCGTGCTTTTGTGCCAAACAGCTTGGCAGCCTTGGTTGTTAAGCCTGGGTCGCCAAGGAACTTAAATGCACCAGCAAGCTCTAACGCCTCTTCTTTCGTGATCTTCAGCGATTTAGCAAGCTGATCAATATCTTCAGCAAATAGCTTGGCGTCACTGCCAGCCTGAGCAAACTGCCTATTTAACTCTTTAAGTGCATTGTTGAATTTAATTTGCTTGTCAACAGCTTCTCCAAGTGCTGTGCCAAGAATGCCCAGTGCAAATCCAACCTGACCGCCAATAGCACCACCAGCCGCACCACCGATCCCGCCTAGTGCAGCTGCTTGCATACTTTGACCAAACAGTGCAGGGAAAGCACCGCCAATCAATCCACCGCCAATCGCTCCACCAAGCCTGCGATTACGCAACCTACGGGCAATAGGAGAACCTGCAATCCTTCTTCCCCCTTGAATTGCATTGGCACGGAAACCTGTTCTTCTCGGCTCAGGACCGATTGGTGCGTTGTATTGATTTCCGGTTGCGACAGCAGGAGTCCGCGCTAGCTCTTCATTGACTCGCCTAATGGCTGCAAATAGCTCTCGATACTCTGCAGTACCCCGGTCTACCTGACTAATAACCCCCTGCAGTGTTTCTGAGTAAGTACGGAGAGCGTTGGTTGTATTAGCAGGCTTGAAAGCAAGCAGATCTTGGATTGACTGACTTTTCGCAAACTGCGCTCCAGAGCGCCCGCCACCTGCTGCCATATCCCTAAAAGCAGCCGCAGTGGTCTCCGCTTCTTTGTTTAAACGCCTTAACTGAATAATTGAACGAGTAAAATCAGTCTTGACGATGGCACGGGTGAAGTCAGCCCAAGCGCCTGAGCCAAACTTTACGCCTCTCCGGTAAGCATCCAGCTGCTTACTTTGCTCAGCCAGAGCAGCAGAACTTTTTCTGATCTGAGTAGAACTTTTTGCAAAAGCTTTTGCAGAGTCAATAGCTTCTTTTTTATTTCTTTTTTGTCGCTCAGCGTTCTTCTCTAGCTGTTTGTTTAGCTTTTCTGTATTTGCTCCAGCTTCTTTAAGCTGGTCTTTAAGTTTTTTTTCTGTCGCGATCAGCTCTTTTAGCTGATTCGTCAGGCGAGTAACACTCTGCGCTTGTACGTTTACGCCAATGTTGATGCCATAATCGGCCATGGCTAAACGTACAGCGACTGCTCAGCCAAGTCTATCGTGCCTACCGCATCTTGGCCCTTTGAACCATCTTCGCCTGGTCTCTAGCTTTTTCTTCTTCCTCGTTTTTCAACGAAAAATACGCTGACCAGCTCACCAGCTCTTCCTGAGTCAGCTGCTGCGTCAGCGTACCAACCGTCATGCCAAGCTTTTCGGCAAGGAAAAAGATAAAAAACCAGTCGTTACTAGCTTTTCAAGCTCGCTTTAGCGTCCTCCACTTTGTTTTCCGCGCCAGAAGACAGCATGGCAAGCTGAATGTCCTGAAGCACACCGGCTTCGACTGAGTTTTTCAGCACTGCCTTTTCGCCGTCCTGAAACAAACGCTTGCCATCAGCATCCAATGCTTTGCGGATCATCATGCTCAGCGCAAAATCGCCCGAGTCTTCTGAATCAGCGGTTTTTTGAATTGCTTCGCGCTCAGCAATGGTCAAAGGGTGCCAGTAAACCTCCAGCACCACCTCGCCGTCTTGCTCGACCGCGTGCTTATACAGCTGACTGACGCCAAATTTGTTGCGAAGAAGCTCTACAGCTCGCATTGAGGAGTTACCTGCTTTCAATAGAATACTACGCTGTTGCCGTAAATTGGCAAGAAATCACTCCAACAAAGTGCGACCTGTCTTCAATGTTTAACGGTGTAGGCCCAACAATGTCCAGCACTCTGGGCTTGCTGCTAAACGTATCGGTGTAGCCGCTGGCATTGACTGAAGTTAGTCCGTCAATAACTGACTCGCTGATCGCGGAAAGCACTGCCGTGCCAGCGGATTTGGGCACGTAGACGTTGCACTGGATCGTACCAGCGTAGTAGTCCTGAGCGGCTCCTTGGTTTTGGAGCGTGGACTGCCCGAAGCTGACGGTCATCAAAATGTATTTTTTGGTTTTACCTGGCGTTGTAAACGCCACATTGTCGTAAACCATCAACACTGTGTTATCGGCGGCTGCAACAGCATCCGTTACAGCTTTTTCAAAAGCAGCGCGAGCGTTTACAAGAGTCATTGCGCCACCTCAAAGTAATCAATATAGGTCTTGCCTTTAAACGATCCAAACTCTCCAACACCACCTTTGCCTGCAACAGAAATCAACGCCCTACGACGCTCTTTAAAGTTTCGCTTGACCATTTCCTGCATTTCTGGGCTTTGAACAAAGCGCTGTACTCTTCCGTCCTCTAACGCCCAAACCGCATACTTGACCTGATTGCCAATAAAAACACGTCGCTTGTAATTAAATTCTTTGTCAGGCGGATAAAAGCGAGGATCAATTTTATAACCTTTATCTACTTTGCTGTTTGTGTTTCCTTTTTTGGTCCATTTAGCCTTGCTAAGGCTAAGCCAAGGTTCTTGCAACTCATCAATCGGTTGAATTTTGCGCCTATCTGCCTTCCAGCTTGAAGCAAAGAAACCCGTATAGACAGGACTGCGTTTTTTGGTCGCAAGCTTTCGCATGATCTCGCGAGTAAGCCGGTTAAAACTTTCCTGCATGTGAGCTTCAAGGTCAGGCATAATCTGATCCGTGCCAGCACGTTTAGCCATCAGAACCTCACCAACAGCTGATACAGATACTCCTGATCACCCTTAAATGTCCGAATGTCCGTGATCTGAGCAACACGGTTAGACCCTGCATACTTCAGCGTTACCGTATCTTCAAACGTGGGCTGGTTGTCTCCAATCTGATCGGGAGTGATATACAAACGAGCCTTACGCTCTTCGCGCCCCTCCTCCTCTTCAGCATCAACAAACTCGACTGGAACGTCGAAGGAGTAAGTCGTATCAGTCGTTGTCAGCGCTCCAGTGCTCGTGTTGTAGCTCGGAGAAGCCTTGCGGGTGTATGTGATTGTGTGGTCAAATGATTTGCCCA